GATGGTTGCGGCATCTATAGGGCAGAATCCGCAGGCTCAGCAGATACAAGCGGCACTACAGGCGCATATTGCCGAGCACGTTGGATATATGTATAGACAACAAGTAGAGCAACAGTTGGGTATGGCAATGCCTAAAGAAGAGGAGAAGCTTGATCCTAAGATTGAGTACGCTATGTCAGACATGATGGCAAAAGCGGCGCAACAAGTATTACAGCAACACCAGGCGGCGGCGGCTCAGCAACAAGCGCAACAGCAAGCACAAGACCCGCTTATACAGTTACAGCAACAAGAGTTGCAGATTAGACAGCAAGAAGTTGCAATCAAACAGCAGAAGATGCAACAAGATATGCAGTTGGCACAGTCTAAGTTGCAAACGGATTCCACACTTGAGGCGGCACGTTTGGCGCTTGAGAAGGAAAAGGTTTCTGGTACTTTACAGTTAGGAGCTATGAAAATTGGTGCAGATATACAGCATCAAAAAGAAAATATCAAATCTCAAGAGATGCGTACTGGAACGCAAGTTGGGGTTGATATTGCGAAGACAAAATCTCAACAAGAACTTACGGCTCGCCAGGCCGCTTTAGAGCATGGCAGAGAGATGGAAGACAAGCGCATGGACGCTAGGAAGACAGCTCTTGAACACGGAGAAAACTCCGCAGACAGATTGCATACCATTCAAAAAGATCATCTTGACAGACAGCAAGAGAATCTTAGGATGGAGCAACAAGCACGGCAAGCCAAGCAAGCCGCCGAAAAACCAAAGGAGAAATCTAAATAATGATACAAGACTTCGCACGCGTATTGCGCGAATACATACGCAAAGACATGAACAACTACGCTGATGATCTCGCGGCGGGAGTATGCAAAAATTTTGACGAGTACCAAAAACTCTGTGGGGTGATCCAAGGTCTAGCCATTGCAGAGCGTTATGTTATTGATCTTGCGGAAAAGGTAGACAAAGATGAGTGATTTAATTCTTCCACCAGGCGTGCAAATGCCTGAACCCATCCAACCTATTGAGAGCCCAGTAGAGGATGCAACAGATGAGCAAAAGGCTACAGCGCTTCCAGACCCAGTTGGTTACAAAATACTTTGCGGCGTACCACAGGTATCCGATAAGTTAGATGGAACCGAGCTTGATTTGGTTAGACCTTCCCATTTCGCACAGCAAGAACAGAGCGCCACAACCGTTTTGTTTGTGTTGAAAGTAGGACCTGACGCATACCAAGATAAAGAAAGATACCCAAATGGACCTTGGTGCAAACCTGGTGATTTCATTTTGACTCGGACTTATTCTGGTACGCGTTTCATGATTTTTGGCAAAGAGTTTAGGCTTATTAACGAAGATCAAGTAGATGCAGTTGTGCAAGACCCACGCGGTATTACCCGTGCTATGTAAAGGAAATATATGAACGACACATACAAATTTCCCGATGAGATTGAAAACAAAACGGACGTTGAGATTGAAACGGACGGTGATGAGTTTGAAATTGAAATCGTGGATGACACACCCGAAAAAGACAGGGGCAGACAACCTTTAAACAAGGAAGTTGCAGACCCTACAGAAGATGAAATAGCAAGTTACTCTCAAAATGTTCAGTCCCGCATCAAGGAATTGACGCACGCTAGACACGATGAGCGTAGGAAAGCAGAGTCTATTGAGCGCGAAAGACAAGAGCTGGAAAGGCTTACTCAGCGCTTGATTGAAGAAAACAAGACTCTAAAAAACAACGTTAATGCTGGCCAGGAAATGATTGTTTCATCTGCCAAACAAAAGGCCGAAGCTGACCTGGTTTTGGCTCGTAAACAGTATAAGGAAGCACAAGAAGCCTATGATACTGATGCCATTATTGCGGCTCAAGAAGCATTGACAGAAGCCAAAATGCGCTTTGAACAGGTTAAGAATTACCGTCATACCCCTTTACAAAGTGAAGACAATGATGTACAAACTCAACCTAGACAGACTCAACAAGTTAGACCTGACGAAAAATCCCTGCGCTGGCAGGCAAAAAACCAGTGGTTTGGTTCTAATGGGTTTGAAGAAGTTACCAGTTATGCACTAGGACTGCACCAAAAGCTAGTCAATACGGGCATTGACCCGCGTTCCGATGAATACTATCAAGAAATAGATTCACGCATCCATTCAAAGTTCCCAGAAGTATTTGGTGAACCAGAATCAAAATCTACGGCTCAAACCGCTAAACGTCCTTCAAATGTTGTTGCTCCTGCTACTCGTTCATCGGGTGTCAAAAAGGTTCAGCTAACACCTACGCAAGCCGCGTTAGTGAAAAAGTTTAATCTTGATCCGAAAAAATATTATCTTGAACAACAAAAATTGGAGAAACAAAATGGTTGATGTTAAAAAAACCCGTGATTTAGAAACACGCGAAAAAGAAGTTCATATTGATTACAAGCCTGCTAGTTCACTACCAGACCCAACACCTGAACCTGGTTATGAGTATCGCTATGTGCTAACTCATATCTTAGGCAATCCAGATGCCATTAGATTGTCTCGTATGAGGCGCGATGGATGGGAACCAGTGAAAGCTTCAGATCACCCAGAGCTTATGCTTGAAGGTTCTGTAAACGGTAATGTCGAGATAGGTGGATTGATTCTATGTAAAAACACCGTAGAAAAAGTCAAAGCTTATGATCGGTATTACGCTAAGCAAGCCGCAGATCAAATGGAATCGGTTGACAACAGTTTTATGAAAGATAACGATCCAAGAATGCGCAAGTTCTCTGAGAAATACTCTGAGGTCACACGCGGACGAGGGTTAAGTGCAAGTCTCAAATAAAGGAATTTAAATGGCTTATCCTATTATCCCAGCCCCTTACGGGCTAAAGCCTGTAAACCTAATTGGTGGTAGGGTGTTTTCTGGTTCAACCAGAATGTTCCCTATCAACAACGGTTACAGCAACTCGCTCTTCAATGGTGACATTGTTGATATTGGTTATACAGGAGCTACGATTGGAACATTGATCCAAACTGGCTTGACATATAACAGCACATCTGTTCCTTCCTCAAACACCATTGGTGTATTTGTTGGTTGTGAATATACAAATACTAGCGGTCCAATTTACGGCAAAAACCGTTTCAACTATTGGCAAGCTAGTACAGCCGCAACAGACTGTATTGGTTATGTTGTTGATGATCCTCAAGCGATTTTCAAAGGCGTTATTGTTAACGGCGGTACAGCTAACACTGGTACTGTAAGTTCAACATTTACTCCTTACTATGCTAACAACGCATATATTGGTGCAAATGCTTTCTATACAGGTCCAGGCGGCTCTACAACTAGCGGTGACTCTACTGCTGGTATTGCTCTTTCTGCTTCTGCTACTACGACATCTACAACAAGTGCTCCATTAACAAGTGGTGCTCCTTTGCGTATTGTTGGAATGGTTCCAGATACAGCAGTAACAGTGTTGCAAACAGGTACAAGTTCTAGCACAACTATTACTTTATCTGCCGCTAACTCTGGTATTGTTGCTGGAATGGCTGTTAACGGCCCTGGCATTTTGGCAGGTTCAAACACCTGGGTAACCAAAGTAAACGGTACAGCAGTAACTATCAGCTCCGCTGTTACAACTGCACAATCGACTGCTGTTGGTTTTTCATTCACTGGCTATCCAGAAGTATTGGTAACTTGGAACTTTGGTTTCCACAGCTACTTCAATGCTACTGGCGTTTAATTAAGGAGCTAAAACATGGCTATTTCACGCGCACAACTACTGAAAGAGTTGCTCCCTGGATTGAACGCATTGTTCGGTTTAGAGTATGCCCGTTACGGCGAAGAGCATAAAGAAATCTACGAAACAGAAAAATCTGAGCGTAGCTTTGAAGAAGAAACCAAGCTGTCTGGCTTCTCAGCCGCACCAGTCAAAAACGAGGGTCAAGCCCTTGCTTATGACAATGCGCAAGAAGCATTCACAGCACGTTATAACCACGAGACTATTGCTCTTGGATTCTCAATCACTGAAGAGGCGATTGAAGATAACTTGTATGACTCTTTGTCAGCACGTTATACCAAGGGTCTAGCTCGCGCTATGGCGTATACCAAGCAGGTTAAAGCCGCTTCAACTTTGAACAACGCATTTAACAGCCAATACGTTGGCGGTGACGGCGTATCTTTATTGAACAGTGCTCACCCATTGGTTAACGGTGGTACAAACGCCAACACTCCATCTACTCCTGCTGACTTGAATGAGACATCCCTTGAGAATGCCGTTATTCAAATCGCCGCATGGACAGACGAGCGTGGACTTTTGATTGCCGCACGTCCCAAGAAGTTGATTGTTCCCCCAGCACTCATGTTCGTTGCAACTCGTCTATTAGACACAGAGTTGCGCGTTGGTACAAACAACAACGACTTGAACGCTATCAAGAACAACGGTTCTATCCCAGAAGGTTACACAGTTAACCACTTCTTGACAGCACCTAACGCATGGTTCCTGACCACTGACGTTCCTAACGGACTTAAGCACTTTGAGCGCGTGTCCTTACAGAACT